CCTTGTAAATCAAAAGGTGTTTTTGCTGCCGTTTCCACCATTTGAGCCATTAAAGCATCGGCTTTTTCTTTACTACCCAACATAGTTTCAAAGGAGATATATGTTTTCTGGAACTCTCCACGGACATTTATCATATCGGTAACTAACCCTTTTAGTGCGGCAGTACCACCAATAACACCCAGCATCTTCGACAGAGATAAGTTGAATTGCCCTGTACCATCTAAAGCCCTACGTATATTTTCCTCATAGTTACCAATCTCCATTTTTTGGCGGGTATAAGCATCCGAATTCAACTTTAAATACCGGGTATTTTCTTGAATCTTGATATTTAGTTTCGTTCTAGCACCAGTTTCTCTCTCTTGTTGGTCTGTTACATTAGCTTGAGCGAAACGGAGTACTTTTAATTGTTCACGAGCTTCTTTTATTGACTGTACTTGAGTTTTTAATGCAACTGAAATCTGGTCGTCAGTATAGGTTTTAGGAGAACGGGGCGCTCTGCCTGTCCCTTTCTCTATCTGTTTTTGTAGTGCTTCATATTTTTTGATAAGAGAGTCTATTTCCTTTTGCTGTTTTTTTATTTGTTCAGAAGAAGCTTTTTCCTGGTCTATCCTCGCCTGTTGGGTTTGTACATATTTGTCTTTATATTTTTCCAATTTCTTTAAAGCTGATGATAATTGCTTCTCAAGAGCTTTCACAGCAGCATCACTATTTGGAACACTTGCAATCTCAATAAGAGATTTTTTTAATCTATCTATTTCTTGGCGCAGTTTTATAATGTCTTTGACATTAACATCTGCGGTAAATTTCATTCCTGCCATGTGACTTTTACGTTTTCGTTACCAAATGATTCCTTTAACTCTTTCTCCACGATTAGGCTTGCCGAATCCAGAACGTCAAACCCCTTGCTAGAAACAAAGCTCGCATACTCCATTCCATCAGCGAACACAACACCGTTTTTGGGTAGCTTCCCATATATAAGCAAGTTCTCTGTCTTGCCTTTAGCCCCCGCATGTTCGCTATCTGCCGGAACATATAGATAAACGATATTCCCATCACGAACTACAGCAGCCCCCGGAGCATTACGAAGATTCCACGTATGGTTCTGATAAGTTTTCTTGCTACTCACATTTCTTTCCTTTTGAGTGTCAACTGCATTATGCGCCGCTTCCTTCATAAGCTCATTTGCATAATCGTCCACCTCTTCAACATACTCGTCCAGGCCCGACAAATCAACCGTTACTTTCATTACTTATCAAATTTCATATTTTCACCAAAGAAATCCTTATCAGATACTTCCTTAAGCACCTCCCCATCGTATACAGCGTGCAACTTATCTTTTTGCATGATGATCAAATTGCGATATGGGATTTTATAAACTACTTCATCGTAAGAGAGATGAAGATTTTCCATGAACGACGCAATTTGCCCTAACATACAATCATTTCCTATAACTTCTGTTTTGCTGTCAGATTTGCTACGTTCTTTGCTAAATCCAACAGCATTGTAAAATTTTCTACAGAAATTAGAGAATAAGCGGCTGTAAGCCCACAGAGCACTTCTTCCAGAGTTCCCTTTGATAATTCATGTTCAAGACTATCATCCCCTTCAATAAACCAAGAAAGTGCACGAGAAGCAACGGAAATATCCTTTAACGAAGAAACAATACCCGCAATATCCTTGCTATCTTCTAGAATAGCAAGATAAGCCGAGGCGCCAGCGATTTTATGGATAGTAGGCGGGTTTACACGGTACATTTTCCCGTTTACAATTATAGGAATGAAATCTTTGCCTGTGATAGCTTCAGATACAAGTATAGCTGCTTTATTCATAATGATATTTATTAAAAGGGGGCGAGAAACACAAATCCTCACCCCTCACCACTTTACAATATAGATAATGTCTCTGACGGTTGCTTTCCTTCTTCTCCTGAAGAGCCATAGTTTACAGCACTCCCAGCGTTCACCCGCCTTGATCCAGCTGAATAACTATTTAGAGTAGCCGATTCAGAAGAAGCAATCGCCACTTTTTCATCAGTTCATGCAGCATCTACCTTTTCGCCATCAAACAGATAGTCGCTCTTAACACCGGAGTTAGGATTTTCCATAGCCACCGCTGTTACACCCAGACCGATATTCTTTTCTACCGCATTACCTTTTGCGATAACAGCAGCATTGGTAAATACGATATAATTTCCTGTTTTTGTTTGGCCTACGATTGCCTTATTTACAATTCCCGGAGTGTCAGAAGAAGCCCAGCCTGCATCAGTATCAACCTTTTCACCACCTTCCAATTCTACTTTATCATCAAAAGAGAAAACGCCCATAGTGAAAGCAATTGTTTTAGCTCCTTTTTGAGTAACATCACGATAATAGATACTACCATTCAACTCGTTGATATAGTCGGTATAGGTCGGATCATCTTCTGTATACGCCCAAGTATCTTGATGAGAGTTTTCAACTTCCGTAGCAGCACCTAACCACGTTTTAAGACTTGATTTAGTCACAGCAGAAGTTATAACATCACCGTACCAAATCTTTTTAATTCCAATAAACGGTTTCATATCTTTTCAATTTACGTTTAGAGTTTCAAATAATAATTTCACATTTACATAGTAACAACATAATTCTTTGTCTTCTTCTATTCCGATACTTTCAGAAGAGTAACGATACCAGGAGCCGTCATATTGGGAAACAACACCATCTTTAAAAAACGTCTTTGCTTTCCGTTCCAGCTCATTCAAGCGAATCAAGCTTGCTTTTTCAGACCTTGTTACAGGAACGCAGAAGTTTACTTCAACATATCCTTTTTCCCAGTAAGCATCCGGTTGTTGAGTTTTGGGGTAGATTACAATTCTTTCGGTCTTTACTTTACCTTCAGGGATATTTCCCCGTTGATACATTTCAGAGATTCCAAAAGACTTGCAATCTTTAAAAATAATATTCGCTATGTCAGTCGTTACAATCATACCCAAATATCACATCTACCCTTAAATTCCTCCGAATAGCATTCGGCATTCTTCTTCACATCTCCCTCTCCTACAATATTCCCTTCGGTGTCCAGACATCTGATATGAGATCCTAAAATAATCTTTTTACCCTCATAAACCACATGGTAATTATATACCCAGCGTTCACCATTGACAGAAACTTCTTTCTGTTGGGAGTTGTCATGGCAGAAGCAATCTGTTACATCCTGCCAATACTCTCCACCGGTTTCCGGTATTGGTCGGTTATACTCGTCATTCTCTTCCGGAGTAATAACCTGTAATTGCAATTTATGCGGATGTTCTTCTAGCATATCACCAAAATGTTACTTTAGGTTTATCTGTATTCAGTTCATCTTTCAGTCCATACTTATTGCATAAAAAAGAATAGTATGACTTTATCCCGGAAATATCCCAAGAAAGAGACTTTGAATGACCGTTTTCTGATACCGATTTAGAAGTAGCTCTAAGCAATAAGGAGGGAATAAATCTTGCAATCGCAACAGAGATAGACTGTAAATTGTCTTCAGTCATTTCCCCGTCTGGATCAACCCCTGAAGAAAGATTCATCTCTACCAAGTCAGCCTCCGACAATGATATGCCGAATGACTGAAACTTTTGCTTTATGTAGTCACTAATTATCATACTTACGCATTCATCGTATCCAGGTCAAAAATTACAATCTTATTGGGAGATGTAAATTCCGGGATCCATTCGGCTCCATATTCCATGAACCTGCCTTCATCCGTACGTATGTTGGAAATATACATACCACCTTCTGAACGGGTGTAAGTCTTTCCCAGAACTGGATCGGTAATTTCATACGGAGTATGCCAGCGCATCTTTCCCTGTTTAGGAGTGGTAAACAAAGAAATACGGTTGTCTTTAAATACCTGTTTGAAAGTGCCGTCTGACAATTCTACCAAATCTTCGTTGATTACGATAGGCGGCAAGCCCAATCCTCTAAAGATAGTGGTCGCCATCTCACTAGACATAAGCCCGGCAGACAGTTGGACTTCTTTAGAATCAAAGCTTTGTTTGTAGAATTCTCCGAAGTCCTTTGATCCAATAATGCTTTTGATAAAAGTCTTTCGGGACATTTCCATAGAAACGAACATGCCGAAATTAGTACGTAATTCAACGGTTTTCTCCATAAGATAACGAACAAAATTCAGTTTGTCTGAAACTTGCGGAGTGATACGATGAACCGGAAGTTCCATTTCAAGCAATTCAATTCCTTGCGGATTATCGTCTACCTTTACCGATGCTTTACCATCAGAACGAAGATCACCGTCCACAATATCCATACGTTTGTGTGGAGCAAGCAATACCTGACGCATATCATCTACAATATAGTTGATAATATCGTCCAGTGCAGCCCGTTGATCTGGTGTCTTCGCCTGATTGAACTTATTGATTAGTTCTTGAAGCATATCGAGTCTATCGTTGTCCATCTGGTATCTATCCCCCATATAGGCAACTTCGCCATATCCAGAACCCAAAGATTTACGCTCTCTTAACGGCTTGTTAGAGTTACGGTCAATTACAGAACCGGCAACAACACCCGTTACTGTTCCCAAATATGTTTTGAACACACGGGATTTCGTTTCCTCAAAATCGAGGTGCTTTTTCCAAAAGATTTGATCCAGTCTTAGAGCCTGCACACGGTCGATAACCGCTTTCACCACTCCCGGATCATTCAGTAATGTTTGAATAGTCAAATACATAGTTCCTCCTTTCTTTAATAAGTGAACATGAATCTGTCACCCAAAGTCTCCTTATCCTTATCGGAGATAGGAACAATGAGTCTTGTCGGTCTGATCTCGTACGCTTGGCCTATAGCGGTAACAGTTGCACCCGCTTCTACTTTAGTCCATGCATAATTTAAAGCTGTTGCTGTTGCTTTTGCCGTTTTACCGGCTGCGGCAGTAGCTTCAAACAATACCGCATCCTTTTCTGCGGCAAGCGTTGGCGAAGCGGCCAGAGTAACGGTATCATATTCCGCATTACTTTTGTCGATAGCTTCAATTGTACCACCATTTGTACCATTACCAATATGCATACCGACGTACGCAAGAGAATTTTTCTTGATCTTCAACGAAGTAGAACCGGCAGTGATCTTCTTGGCTACTTCAACGTTCAAAACAGCTTTTGCCGTTCGTTTCACAAAATCAAGAACCAAAGGGGTAAGAGGCGGGATCTGCGCAACCCCTGTCAAATTCGAAATATCCAGATTGAAACCACCGGAATATCTATAAACCGTTTCAAAACGGCACATTTCCGGCATTTGTCTCTCAATCGGATTTAAATCATACTTAAAACCTGCTGGCATAATTAATCCTGTTTAGAGTTTTTAATTTCTTCAGTTCCCTTGTTTATCAGGGCGGCAATGTCATTTGAATTGTTTTGCTCATTGCTTCCCGATTCGGGAGTTCTCACATCTTGAAATCCTGCGTTGGCAAACGTCTGCTTTGCATCCTTGAAATAGTTATCCAAGTTTACATCTTCGGGAATATTCAACATAGGAACAAGGTTTTCGGGAATACCATACTCCTTCGCTTTACCTATGATTTGCTCTTGACGAGTGGCTTGTGTCTTCTCTGTTTCAAATTGAGTAAGCTTATCAGAAAGAGGTTTAACGGCTGCATTAACTGCGTTCGCAATGATGGTCGCTATATCATCTTTCTCTTCTTCCGGCTTCGGTTTTGGGTTAGTATTGGGATTCTCGATTTTATTTTTCAATTCGTCCAATTGTTTTTGTAGACCCGATTTTTCGTTTCTAACAGTATCAATG